TCTATCATTGCTTGCTTTGGGTGTGCAATGAGGGTCACCCATAACTAAGTGCGTTGCCATTAGTTTAACTCCTTATCCCGTTTCTTTTTTAAGTATTCAAGAAAGTCAATAACATTAGATTCTTCATCAAACTCAGCCACAGAACTAATGCTTAAGTCTTTTACTTTCTTGTTTTTATCATCAGCAAATCCACGTAGTCCCCACAGAAACGTTGAATGAGGGTCAGTAGTTGCCATCTTTATCATGCCTCTAGCTATTGTAGAGCATAATTCGTATTGCTCGGTACTCATCTTAGACTTGCTGTCCATGACTATACCACATGTAAATCCTTTTTGCCAAGGGCTTATCAATACTTTTATAGTATTAGTTATATCCATTTTACTTTTTTTAGTCATACCAATATTTGTCGTGATTCTCCTTATTATAATCTATGACTTTATGTTCATATCCTCTTTTCATACTTGTTTTACCAAAATGTTCTGCACTCTTTTCATTATCAAATAAATGATTTGAAAATATTTTGTACTCAGTATCTGTTTTCTTTTTATATATAACAAAATATAAATTCATACTTAAAGGATCCAAAGAGTCAATAGCAAATAGACCCCTCAAACTATCCACTATCAGACTCTTTAGTTTCCACCTTTGGATTAGTAACCGAAGTATACCAAATCCATTTAGGATTTTTACCTTTAGATTGTTGCTGCGGTAATAGCTTCAATCTATCGCTTCCCCAACAAGGAAGTTTGTATGGGCAAAAAGA